CTTGCCAGTTTTAACATCTCGCCAATCTTCTTTAAACCATTTTGTTAATCCACCTTTGGGTTTAGCCATTATGCGTAAGTTCCACCCCTTTTCTTATAGGTACGCACTAACCAAGCATTTGCATATGCTGATGGATATACTTTAAATTTACGTTTTGCTTCGGCTTTTACTCTTGCATATAAAGCAGCATTTTTTGGCTTAACTCCTTTTTTCTTTGCAGGTTTCTTTTTTACAGACCCACCTTTTTTCATAAGTTTAAAATCAGCACCACTAAGCTTGCCATCTTTATTTTTATCAAGTTTTTTTTGACCACCTTTTAGCATTTCCATCTTCTCCTTGCTTGTCTTAATCTACTATTTGGATTTTTTGCAGCTTTAGGAAACTTTTTCATTTGCCCTGCAGATCTAGCACAATATGATTTTCTACGCTTTGCAGCTTTACTACCTTTCTTTACTTTTCCTGTTACAGCACCTTTTAACTTGCTTCCGGGGTTATCTCTTCGGTATTTTGCAATACCTTTTTTAGTCATTCCAGCACCAGCTTTAGTAGCCCTTTTGTGTCCACCTCCTATAGTGTGACCCTTCATACTTCCCTTTTTTGCTACCATTATTTTCCACCTAAATATTTTGGTACTTGATTTTCTTTTTCTTTAATCTGTTTTTTTAGGGATGCAATAAGCTTTAATATATATTTCATCCCCTGCAACCCTTTGATGGTTATTTTGATTTTTTACTTTAATTGAATATTCTAAACAAGTATCTAAATCTTTAAAATACACTTCTTCTTGTATGTCTGTACCCTGAAGAATTATCATCAGTACCCAGAGTAATTCCACATTATCTGCCCCATAATTTCCTAAGGTAGTTTTGTGCTAAAGTTGATTTTACAGCCATTTCATTGTTATTTTCTTTTACAAAGTGCATGTTTACATCGTATATGTTACGCAATATGTAAGTTTGTTCATAGGATACGTTAGTGGACATCCACCCTATTATTGCTCTGCGTAGCCCCTTTTTAATTGGTGCAACTGTGTGGGCGTATATTATAGGAAAGAAAAGAACTTGTCCTGCTTGCAACTTATAGGGTACTTGCCCTATTTCATTATCAACGATAAATTCTCCACCATCATAATCACTATTTAAGCATATAGAAAACCCATAATCAAAATACGTATTATTTACTTTAGGTTCAGCTTTAAAGTTATCTATGTGCTTATCGTAATGCCCCCCTTCTTTGTATTGGTTGTAGAAATTTACCGATACTTTTGTAGGGTTTATTACTGAATCAACAAATGGGTTATTGTATATTCTATCTGTTATCAAGTGCCTTACTTTATCTGGTACACTTGTTGACTCTTCGTTATTCTTTGATCCTGTGAGTGGCTTAGATTTTGAGCCGTCTTCCATTTGGCAGATATTTGTGACACAGAAGTCCACCTCCTCTGTAGTTAATAATTGAAGTAACATCTAACTTCCTTGTTAAGGTTAGAAGGGGCAAGTTACCCTGCCCCCTCATAAAAAGTTATTATGTACCAGTTGAAACTGTTGCAGCTTCTACTGGGTTTTTGGAAACGTCACACATTACAACGTGAATACGGAAACGTAATGCACTTTCCCCAGTTGATCCACCATCAAGAATAAGTGCATCAATAGTGTCTGCAGAAGTTAGCATTTTTGGGTTAGCCCCAGATGCTCCTACTGCAGCGTTTAGGAAAGGTGAAAATCCAGCAGCACATGCTGATCCATCAAGAAATGTATCAACATCACCACCAGTGTATCCAATATCCATAGTTATCTGTCCGTTACCTCTAGCTTCAAGAACTTCAAGACATCCACCAATAATCATAGTATCAGCAGGAATGTCCATCATTTGAACGACATCTCCACCAGTACCACCATCAGCAGTATCCCAAACTTTAGAAGTTCTAACATAAGCTTTGGCGGCATTTGAAGGGTGTCCAACAGTACCTCCACCAGTTATGGTATTATTATATGTAGCCATATATCAGTTCCTCCTTAAGCGTAGTCGATTACAGCACGAACAAGTGCTTCTTGTCTAAGAACCTTACGCCCAAAGACGTGTAATCCTCTAACAATATCACTAAAAGATTCAGTAGATCGAACTACCTCAGTCTTAGCAATATGTGAAGCTGTTGCAGCGGCAGACATATGACCTGCTAAGACAACATGTTCAGATGAATCAGTAGCTAATGTAGCCGAACCATCTGTTAATGTTACTTGGTCTGTTCCACCAGTGCTGTTCAATGCAGTTGATTTATAACAACGAAATCCAGCAAGTGTACCCTGCATTACAAGTCCGTTTCTTAGTGGTGATGTGCTATCACCTGTAACTTGTACTTCAGCGATCTTGTTACCAGCTTGGAATGCCTTCTCATAAAATTTTGGAGGGGCAATAAACCATCTGTTTTCTTCTGGAACACTTTGGTCATCTAAATGTCGAGCCATAGTGAGCATTAAATTAATGCCAGCATCGTCTGTTTCAACGTTAACTGGAGCATTAGCTGTACCAATACCAGTATCAGTAACTGTTAATGTAGTTCCTGACACTGCTGATCCACCAATACCTGCAGCATCTGAAAGTTGCTGAAGTACGTTAGCGTCATACTTTCTCTTAAGAGAGTATGCACCTGATGATGTTGCTAGTGACTCAAAGTTAATGTGAGACTGACGCTCTTCGATGTCGTCAATTTTAAACGCAAATGCGTTTGCTTGGTCAACAACCATAGTAATTTGATCGTCAGCTAAGTCTTGGGGGTTAACCACTGCACCACGTTGATACGCTGATACTGTGATTGTAGGTTCTTTGATAATATTAACCGTGTCGCCAAAATTCTCAATTTCCCCAGCATAGTCTGTATTAGTAATGTCTTCTACAACCGATGCTCTGCGAAAAAATTTAAGAACTTTTTGACTGAAAATAGACGGTGTAAAATTACCACTGGGCAGGTTGGCATATCCTGCTGCTGTAGTAAAAGCCATAAGACTTTCTCCTTCTAGTTTAGTTTTAAAGTTAGTTTATGATGAAAGGTCTAATCTACCTTCAGAACGTGCCTTGTCAATTTCAGTTTCAAGTTTTTCAAATTCCCAAGGTTTCATTCTCTCAATTTCCGATGCCTTCCAAACTTTACCTTTGCTATCTTTTGATGATATGTCTCTTGCAGAAGCAGAACTTACAGATGAAGCTGCATCTACTTTTTGGTTAAGTTTTGGAGTTTTTACTCCCCCACTATCTGCTTTATACAGATCAACAACTCTAGAAGCCCACTTAGCATCTTTATTATTATTGTAGATGCCATCTGAAATTGATTGTGGTTGATCCTCTAACCATGATAAAAATTTATCATTAGATTTAAGATCATCAAAGTCAGGTTGTAGCCTTAACAACTCTTCATAAGCCTTTTGTTTTTGAAGAACTTTTTCTTTTCCTTTAAGGGATTCGATTTCTTCTTTTAACGTGCTAATTTCAGATTCTGTCTTAGCTGAAGAAATTTGAGTTACTGCATCATATACATCAGGGTACTTATTACGAAATGCTTCTAAATTTCCAGAAACTTCTATCGCCTGTGTGTCTGATTCAACTTTTTTAGTAGCTGATTTAAACTCTTCTATTTTTTGATCATAGTGTCGTTTTAAATCATCATACCGTTTTTTGTAATCAACTTCTTCTTTTTGTGTGGTTTTTTTAGCAAAACTTTCTGAATCTGTTTCTTGGGTAGCTGTTTCTTCAACAGGGCCAGCAACTTCTTCTTGTTGTTCTGTCACTTCTTCATCTTCATCTTTGTTAACATCTTCTCGATATTTACCTCGATAAAGAGTTTTATTGTTTACTGTTCCAAAGGAATCATTGGGTTTGTTGGCTCGGAAGCCTTTCATTTTTTTTGCCATCATTTTCTCCTTATTGCAGTGCCACGTGGCTAAATGGGTGGCTGCTCGGTTGTTAGGGGGTGCAATATTGCAAGTAGCCTAACTATTAAATAAATCCTTGATCTAAGTCTAAATCAAGAAATACTTCCCCACCTTCTCGTAGGGAAACTTGTTGAGCAACATTCTGTTGAGAAGTTGCTAAATTTTGTTGTGTTGCAGGAGATGCTTGAAGTTCATCTTCAGTTTTTTCTACTCGTTTTGTTACTTCTTTTTTACCTGCGTTATTATATCTGTCTAGGGAGTCTTTACCTAGAAATGGTATAAGTCTTCCCGGTATTCTAAACTCAGAACCTGAAGCTACTATTTTTACTAATTCACTTTCTGGAATATCAGAAGGGTAATCTACAATTTCAACCCCTGCAGCTGAAGCAGCTTGTAAAGCACGTTTCATCATATTAACTATATTCCTAACTCCTATATTTTCTACTGCAGGAGCATTTAAAATATAATCACCATCTCTGGCATCCATAGGTACATCATCTGCTACAGATTGGGCATCTGTAACTTGATCAGGAGTTTGACCGTTTACAAATCCCATTTCCTGTACGTTTACTTCACCACCTTCTTGATACCCTAATCGGTTTTCTCTTAACATACCAGCAAGTTGTCCTACAGGACTAGAAACTTGACCACCTGTGTTATACCTTTCATCATATTCTCTAATTGCTTGTCTAGCATCTGCTTGTGCCTGTCTATCAGCTATGTCTTGATCACGAATAGACCTTGCTTGCTGTTTTGCTTTTTCTTCTGCTGCTAAATCCCTACCTCCACCACTATACTGTGATTTAACTCTATTTTTAAAATCATCAACGCTACCAACTGCTTCAAAAGGTCTACCTTGTTGAGAGGTTCTTCCTCTATTTGCTTGATAGATAGGATTAAAGCCTAGAGGATTTATATAAGAACTTTCTGATGGTTGTTCCCCATATCCTACTCCTGTAGTAAATGAATCCTGTTCTGAAAATCCTGCTGGCATTGTTCCTGCTGGCATTGTTGTTGAAAGGTTAGTTATGTTGCCTATTGCATTAGTATTAGCCAATATATCTTCATATTCGTCATTAAATATATTATTTTCTGATTCCCCAAACACTACATTATCAGACTTAGCCCCTAATTGCTTTAACGCATCAGTAACTGTTAAATCTTTATTTGATCTAGCCATTTCCATAGCTTCGACTAAATCCATAACATTAACACCTTTTGCTTTTGCTATTTCTACACTTAAACTACTGTGACCATACAGGGGTGCTTTACTCCACCCTAAACCATTGTTAGCAACACTTGTAAAATAACCATCTTCTGTAACTCCCCCTATACCATTAGGAACAGCAGCAGCCATACCTTTATTATCTTCATTTTTACCATCAAGTCTATATCCAGATGGGTCTAGTCCTTTACTCATTGCTTCCATAGACTTAAGCATCATATGGGCGTTAAAACTATCGCTTGATAGGTGTTGCTTGTGTCCTTCAAAATACCCTTTTGATGGGTCACGTGAAAAGTGAAAGTTGCCTAATGTCATGGCAAATCCAGTAGACGTGGTTCTGTGGTTTATTTTTCCTTGCAATTCAGACCCTGCCTTGCTTTCATCAAATCCTGTTGAGTATGCCTGTTGCACTTTTGCAAAATTATCATAATGATTATTTAAAGCTTTTTCACTAATTACCCCCATAGAAAGCACAGGTTTTCCTGTTGGGCCTTTAAGAGTTTTTCCATATCCAAGCTTACCTCCAAATGCTCCCCCTATACCTAACATTACATTTTTTGAATTAAAAAGTCCTGAAGCATCTGTGTATCCAGCCTGTTTAAGCATACCATCATATGTTCCAATATCTTTAGAACTATCTATATTAAAAGTGTCTTGTAACGAGAATACTTTAAGGTCTTTAGAACTATCGTGATTAGGATCATACAGTTTATTTATCACAGGGTTTGTTTCTAACGTTCCACCTTTTTCATCAACAACCTCTACATCTATTCCAGTATCTGTCGCTAAATTACTTTTAGGCGTAGATAAATCAAGATTAACCCCTTTGCCGTAATCTATAAATCCAGCTTCTTCATATTCTTTAAGAGTGTATTTGTCTTGGTTAGCCATTTTTCATTACACTTTCATGGTTATTCTTCAATTTGAGGAGCGTTTCCAGTAAACCCAGCTTCCCCTGCAACTGGCGTAACTCCGACTCCGATTGAGCCACCGTCATTCCCCCCACCACCAGCACCTTGATTTCCTCCAGATACTCCTGCAGGGCTTTCATTGCCTGTGGGTTGCTGATTAGGGGAGTTAGAATCTGGGCCTGTTGTTTGTTGAGCATTTGCTAATCCTTGTAACATTTGAGCATATATTTGTGCTTCTGACATATCATTAACCAGCTTATCTGGATCAATGTCTTGTGATATTGCCAATTCTTTCATTAAATTTGGCAACTTAATAAATGGTGCTAACATTGGGTTGGATACAGTTTGTAACAACGCTGTCAAACGTTGTGACCGTATTTCTTTTTGCATTACCCCTGTAGAACCACTTGGTTTAATTTCTAAATCACCTACTATATCAGGAGAATCTTCATTAAACTGCATGTTCCATTGAAAAAAAGATTCACCAATAGGTTTTAACAAGTAGTCGTCAATATTTTTTATAACAGTTTTAACTGATAGCGATGCCCCCCCTAATAACATAGATAGACCTGCTGCAGTACGCCCTGTACCTGTTACCCCTGTTTGTCCATGCATAATAGATGGCAGTCCTGTTTCTTCGTCAGCCAATTGCCTACTAATCTGGTACATCTGTAGGTTTTCACCTGCTGTATTAGGAAACTTTAGACCATTAATAGCTGTTCCTGTAACGCCTGACTGCCTTCTGAATATTTTGCCCGGAAATATATCCATATTTTGTCCGGGAACTAAGCTTGCTTCATCTACGTCAAAAACTAAATTACCTGCTAACGCTAAATTATCTATAGCCATTCTAACGTGACCATTCATAAGCATCT